TTTTAGGTCCAACTTGCCGGAATTATGGACAAAAACGCCGCCCGTGATCGCAAAGTTATGATACTCGGCAACATCGAGGTTGTAGACATCCTCGTAGCCCTCGAACACCACCGAGATGACCTTGTGATTCGTGGGCCCCTGACCCTTGGCCCTCGTCGGAGCCCCGCCGTAGGTCCGATTCTTCCAGCGGACTTCCCCCGTCTTCGCTCTCTTGAACTCTTTGAACCCCGCGAAGCCCTGCCTCTTCAGAAAGGCGTGGAATGTCCCCGTCGTGATCGAAGACTTCGTGGTCGTCGGCAGCGCTGCGTAAATCTCAGTAAATGCCGGATTGGCATTCAGCCTGTCCACCAGCTCGTCAACAACCACCAACGGGTCTCGCACGACCTCAGACGTGATAATTCCCATCAATGCAGCCTGGCCATCCGCTGCGGCCACCTTCCTCCGACGCATGATCTCTTTGCCATGCGTCGAGAAAAATGCCGAAGCCTCCTCAGGCTTGTTCTGCCGCCAGCCCTCCAGCCGCTTGACAACCGATGCACGAAATTCTTCGTCTGCCTTGACCCGCTTCACGTAAGCAGCCCTGCCAGCGGCGTGCCGCTCAGGATGACGTTCGGCGTGTTCGCTGGCAGTCAGCAGCTCAAGATTCTCCGGCGTGTTGTTCGCCTTGTCATGATCGATATGATGAACATGCATGCCACGCTTCTTGGCTCGCACAGGTTCCATCGACTCCGCGACCATCTTGTGAACCGGGCGGCGCTTATTGGTGCTGGGCTCCTGGAACATCCAGTACCCCTGCGTCCCAGCTGAGCCGCGCGACATGTAGAGCGGCATCAACGAGTCGCCTGCCTCCAGCGTGTTGGCAGCCTTGTACTGGCCATCCCTCATCATGAAGGGGTGGTTTCCGGTGCAGCGAACGACCGCACCGTTGTCCAGAACGATCCTCCACACGGGCTCCCGCTCCCCCGTAAGCCTGGGTTTGGATGCCTTGCCCGGAACAATCTTGCCCGACTCAAGGTCATACGAGAACACCCAGAACTCCTTGTCCGCGTAGTCGCGGGCAAGCTCTGCCATGCTCCGATCGGTGCCATCAAGCAGGGTGACGCACGTCTCGCCCGTGAGACATTGAGGGTTATAGAACTTAGTCTTTTTGTATTGTTGGCGAATCTTGTGAAGATACGCCAAGGCTTCCTTAGGCGGAAGGTCTCCCACGTCAATATAGAAGGCGTAGCGCTGGGGGGCTCGCTGCAGGCGATAGACCATTGCCGCGTCTTCGAGCAGCGCTAACCTCTTGTATATCCAGCGAGCTGGCTCAAGGACTGAACTTCCGTACAGTGATCGACGTTGTTTAGCGCGCAGGCGGAAGTGGACGACTTCCCAGTCTTCGAGCGCGGCGTACTTGTTTTGGCCGGGGCCTGAGGCGGCGGCGGACATGCGCTGCGTCAAAAGCTGTTTGAACTCGTCGGGCGAGTAGCTAAAGCGGCCCTTGAAGTCTTGAACAAAGCCGAACAGCTCACCACGACGGCCTTCGATACGGCGGACAGTGGGGGCAGGCAGGAAGTTCAGGCCAACGACGCCGTCCTGAGTGACCAGCAGCTCTTCGTAGTCATTCCCGTACTTGACGAGGGACCGGGCGATTTCCCAGATTTCCTCATCGAGGCGAAGGCGTCGCCAGAAGACGTCTTCTAAGATCGACTGGATAGTTTTGTCGGGCGAGTCGAACCAAACGGACTTGCCCTGAAGGGCATCCACCTGGGTAGCGTCATCGGCAAAAATATCGATCGCACTCGACAGGAGCGGATCGTCGTCCATTTCTTCGTAATCTACGTAGCGGCTCATGATGTCCTGTTCGAGCTTTAGGTAATCGCTCAGAACATCGAAGCCGTACGACTGAAGAAGGTCGAAACCGCTTTGCGGGTAGCTCGACGAAGTCGAGCCCTTCGCGAGGTTCAGGACAATTTGTTCTTTGTCCCACCGAAGCAGTCCACGAACACGGCCAGAGACGTCACCCCAGAATCCCATACTATTTCAACCTCTTACAGCTCATCTTCGCCGAGACGGAACAAGGCTACGCGCATGATCCAACAGAACGCACTAGCAATCGCGCCTGAAGCCGCAGCATCAAACGGGAGGTACAGCCCGGTCCCTGGGCTAAGCCCAACGAGGCACCATCCTGCGCCTACGGGGACGGAAAAGCACATGGGACATTGGATCCAATACCCCAACATGGGTACAGGCTTCAACGCGTCACGCAGCGGCTGATACAGCTTGCTGGCGACCACGATATTGGTCACGCCGTACGAAGCGAGCAAAAAACAGAGAAACTGCACCATCGTGGAACTCATCAACGAAAAGCGCCGAAGGCCCCGAAGGGCCTCCGGCTAGCGTATGCAGCCGCCTTTGCAGCGGCGCACGGGACGCAGAAGTCTCTTACGCTTCATGACCCTTCTCCTTTCCTTCCAACCAAGACGTCCATACGCAGGACCTGGTCTTCCGGGGTTTTGCTTCGACCGGCAGCGCGATGATGGTGTCTTCCGGGATTGGCTTATGATCGCCAAAGTCGGCAGGCTTCGCAGGGTACTTGCCCCGGGCGTCCATCCAGCGAGTCTCAGAGTCGGTCACGAGGGGCTTTGCTGCAGCGATGAGCTGCGCCTCGAATGCAGAGGTCTGTATCTGCTCGACAAAGGATGGGCCGGAGGACGTCATCAGATCAGGCTCCCCTGTCTTGTTGCCATCCTCGACGGCCTTGTTTGCATCAGATCCCTTGCTGGTCATCGAAGGGACCATAACACACTGGCTCAGATCCGCTTTACACGGAAAAGGCTGAACTTACTGCTTTACCAGGCTTCTACGTAGAACGTAGCGCCAACTCCGCGCACAGCAATTCCGCCTTCGTAGCGGTTTCTGTAGGTCGTGACCTCTCCAGCGGGGATGTAGCCGTGAACATTGGTGCCGTCGAAGGAGATTTCTACGGCTGCCGACACGGCGCGGACAAGGATAGTTCCCGCCCACCCTTGGTCCGAGGGGGACGACCCAGCGATTTCGAACGCGAACTCGTTGTCGACGAAGTTCGCTGTTGCAGCTCCGGTTGCATAAAACCGGAGGCTCTTGACGCTCGACGGGGAAGGTGCTGGAAATGCTGGAGTCGCCATGGGATACCCCTATTACACTTGCGGTGTTGGAGCAACAACGACGGGAGCAGGGGCCGGATCGGCAGGGGGCGGTAGCAGCGGCTTTTCCTTCGCCCCTTCAAACAGCTTCGCTTCGACGAGCATCGACAGCTGCTCACCAGCCTTTTCAGGCAACTTCATCGCGACCAGCTGGCTGTTGACGAAGTCGAGCACCATCCGCAGCTTCTCTTCGCCCGGCGTATCAGGCTGATCCTTATGAACCTTGCTAATGCTCTTCTGCTCGGCGGCCCGGATCCCCTTGAGGATCAGGTCTTCTACCTTGTCTTCATAGACCAAAGCCTCTTCGAGCTTCCACTTGCTCGCCGCTAAATGCAGGACCTTGTTCACGAAAACGAGCAGCACGGGGGTGATAACCGCGAACACCAGCGGAATCAAATTCTCCAATATGATCTGCCACATCTATCGACTCCTTTTCCGAACGACAATGTCCGGCTCTGGTCGCGGGGGCTGCTCATCAACCGCTTCTCCCCCTACGGCGGATCGAATATACTGCATTAGCGCCTTCTGAAACACCTCGCCCACAGAGCACCCCTGCTCACGGGCCAGCTGCGAGACCATCGAATAGGCCTCTACAGGCACCAGCAAAAACGTGAACTCGCCCTCCCCAGGGGCCCCAAGCACCGACTCCGCTTCCTGTACCGGGTCTGGCTTTATTCGCGCCATACAACCCTCGTATTCATCCAGATACTCATGGGGCTCCACGCCCGCCGGCCCAACCGCCGCCCGTGTGACCGCCGCTGCCAGGTGGCATTGACCCTCCCGTACGCTTCGCAGCGAGCGCTCCGGGGTCAGACAGGTACCATTCAATGCCCATCTCAATGAGCCGCAGTTCTGCTGGGTCAATCTGGCCGCGATGAAGGTTGGCCTTGGCGGAGGCCCTCATTAAGATCTCCTGCTTGTTCAGGGTCTTGTCCGTGCTCATGATGTCCAGGGCTTTGTCCCAGATCATCCACGCGGCTTCCGACCTGAACCCAAGCCCTGGCGATTTCCTGAAATTGTAGACACCACCCTCGCCGTGGCCATCGTGCTGGAAGCCGGGTCCGCCGATGGTCGGCCCTCCTCCTCGCATCTGCATCTGACCCAGGTTAGGGATCGAGAACCCGCCCCAGCCCGGGTCTAGCTTGCTCGCCGTGCCGCCCTGGCTATCCTCGGACAGGCGCCTGAAGAACTTCGAGAAGATGCTGCGCACGACAGCGCTCTCACCCGCCATGTCACCGCCTCCGGCCCCTCCGCCATTCCCGTCACCGCCGTAGCCTCCACCGTCCGCTGTGCCCATCCTGTAGCCTCGTGGTGTGCCCATCCTCGATGGGTACAGCATCGGGAAGACGACACGCTCTCGCCGGTTGCCCTTGCGGCACTCAGGCCTCTTGTCGCCCTTCTTGCACCCACGCTTGCGCTCACGTGCCTTGGACATGGCCAGCGACAAGTCCATGACATCGAAGCCCACAGGTCGCTCGTAGCCGGCCACTAGCCCTGCTCCCTTTCGAGTCGCTCCATCTCGTGCAAGGCCTGGTCGAGGCGGCGGTACAGCGCGCGCAGCTTCACGCGGGCGCTACGGATATTCCCCTTCGCCAACGCCGATGAGACCTGCATCATCATCGATGAGTTGATCATCATCATGCTGTTGAGCGCTGCCAGCTTCGTCTTCGGGCGCGACCGCGTCGGCATAGGAGGCTGCCAAGCCTCGCCCAGGACTCGCACATGGTCGTGCAGCGACTTGATGTTGGTAAGGGAAAAGTTCATGGATCACCCTTGCAAAAACGGCAGCATGAAGTCATCCGAGTCGACCATCTCCGTCTGCTCCGCCGTCGCCGGATCAGACGTTCGCGAGAGTCCCTTCACGATACCCATCGGAGGGCCATGATACCTCGTGGAGAGCGTATACACGATCCCACACAAGGCGTCCGCGCAATCCTTCGTGCCTCCCTGCGGGTGGTCAACCTTGTTCTTGATATTGTCCTTCTGAAGGGCACGCAACTCACGGAGCAACGGCTCGTACTCGTATACGAAGATGCGCTCTTCGTAGATCGCAGATTTGAGCGTGTCATAAGCATCCATCGGCTTGTCCACCGACATCCGCTCCGCCGTCATACCCTTGGCTTGAAACTTCTGTAAACTGGATGCCGAATTATATTGGTCCATTGTGATCAGACCAATATGAAACCCGTGCTTCTGAAACTGATACACAATGCCGCGAATCATCCCCTGATCGATCTCTCCACCGACCGGCGGGTTTACACGCAACACGAAATCAATCCAGATGATAGGCGCAGGCTCGGTGTACTCCTCCTGCGTCTCCTTGTCACGACGACGGATCTGCTTATACCCAAGCACGCACCCCACAGCAATTCCAGTAGAGTCCGTATTCAACGACGGATCAATATGGACATGCCGCGCAAGCCCAGGATGATGCTTGGGCTGCCACGTGACAATCTTCTCAGCCCCATCACGAATCTCAATCTGGTGTGCAAGCTTGGTCCAGTTGATACCCCCGCCCTCGGTCTGCACCCACTCCTCCGTGCTAAAGGGGTGCGTACGGGTCTCGTCAATGCACTTAACAATCCGATCGCGCTGCTGAATGAACGGCGATATTGACACCGTCGCGCAACCCGCAATGTCTCGGATACTACCGTCTAGATCTTCATCGAAGTCACGCCTAAAGTCGTCGGGAACTTCGATGACAACCATACCATCTTGCAGCTTGCCCTTGACTAGCTCGACCTCATCCGGTTCCAAAATCTTCGAGGGGGTCGTGTCATTGCCGACCAATACGTGGAACTTCTTCTCGGAAAAGACACCCTCTTTGACATGCCAGACAGCGTAGTCACGAACGAATACAGTCGGATCGTCCTTAGACTGATTGACTCGCTTAGCCGTGAAGTCCTCATGCGTCTTCTTTGAAGACACGATAATCATCATGCCAGGCAGCTTCCCGTGCCGCTGGAAGCGCGACTTCATACGACGAAGAAGCTGCGAGTAGAGAAACTCTGCGCGGTTCTCTACATCAGCCTTGTTCGCCGTGTTCTTCTTTTTCATCGGGGCAAGGAAATTGCTCTCATCGATCACGCATCCAAAAACGTTAAGGCCAAGGGCTGCACTGTCTGTCGATGCACGGGCTGCTACCCAAATATTTCCCGGGAACGTCAGCTCACGCTTCGTCGGCTTGCACTCAAAGTTCTCGTGAAAGTATGGGCTCGCTTCGATCTTATTCGCGATGTTCTCAAACACGACCTTGATCGCAAGCGGCTCCGACACTGACAGCGCAACAAAAGCAATGTTCGTCCCCTGTCCAATGCCAAAGCTGCGGTGCGGGTCTTTCATGCACGACAGCTCGTAGATGATCCTACACACGGCAATTGAAGCAAAAAAGGTGTTATGAACAATGATACCGTTAGCAACAACATTCTCTGTCTCTGGGACAGTTAGATCGTAAACGTCGTGCCATCCAATATCCTCAATAGAGCTAATACGTTCCCAGACAACGTCCATCTCCGCAAACTTACGATACTTCCCCTCGTAGCCCACATTGCGACACAGTCTCCTGAACTTCTCACGACCTAGTCGCGACCCTTCCGCAAGGGCGCCGCCCGCGGACTTCCATTCCGCGTTCGTATGTGGCCCGGTCTCTTTGCGGATCTCTTTCAGCTCCTCTGTCGTAATCGGCGCGATGTCCCAATTTGGGTTTGACTTAACCAGTTGAGCTTGCCGCAGAAGCTCCGCGCACTGATCCTCGTTGCCGAAGATTGGCCCAATAAATTCCAGGAACCGAATCTGCATCAAAGCATCGGCGATTTGCAGCCGCCATGCATCGTAATATTTCTTTGATCCATCGGCTTGCTTGATGGATTTCTGCTTGTAGCTCTTCCGTGCCACAATCCCAAACCGACGCAAAAGGTACTGGACGTCGTCGATCAGGCCCTCGCTAGCAAGCGTTAGCTCGATCTTTCTCGGCGACCCCGTGTAGACGCTGCCATCTGTAAGAACGCGATTCAGAAACAGCGCCAGCTGTCGATTGCTAAGCCCGAAGAATGACGCAGGAACACGCTTGTCCCTGGACAGGCAGTTGATCCCATAGCGATCGGTCCAAGGCTGAATTCCTTTTACCCCAACATACCAGGCCCCTCGCTCAAATTTCTCGCTGGATATACTGTCAAATCCTGGGACCTGGCTGACCGTTAAGATGAACTCGTCTACGAGCTTGCGATTGCCTTTGCAGTATTGACGGTTGCTGTAAGCAGTCGAACCGTCAGCAATTAAATACGCCGCCGTAATAACCTCGGCGTCTGTGATTTCAAGAACATTCTCAGGACACGGTACCGACCGGGCGGTCGCAACCAGGTCGCCGGGTTTTAGGTCTAAGATCGGGACATACCCTGCGGGGGTAAGAACAGGATGATCTTTGCTGGCTCCGATGTGCTGCCCCGACGCCAACGTCATACGGAAGCACTGCTTGTGGCCGCATTTCCAAATACGAGAAGGGGGCCGATGCTTGATCTCCACACCGTCCAACGACGGAACCAGGATGTCTCGGCCGACCGCCTCCTTAACCGTCATCCGACGACCTGTTATACCGTCAACCGTTACAGTGTCTCCTGTAAGGCTCTTTCCCCAGCCGATCGAACCCGAAAGCACTGCTTCTCGGTAGTTACCGCTGAACAGCTCCTTCATGTCCTCCAAGAGCTTCGGATACAGGACATCGCACGTCGCGCCGAGGTAGTAGGGGTCCTTAACGAACGTCTCGATATCGACAGGCTGGCGCTTGTACTCGCTGTCCTGCAGGACATCGTAGATCCTGGTGGGAGGGGTTTCTCCGGCCTCTGCTAGCTCACGAAACGCCGGGTCATCCATCTCTCGCAAGCAAAGGCGGACCGCCTCCTGCTCCTGCGGGGAGAGGCTCGCGAACTCCTTCTTGAGCATCTTCGCAAGCTCTTGCGGCGTCTGCTCACTCTGGAGTCGACCTCCCAGATCTTTAATTGCCATACCGCCTAATCCTCGCTGTCACCGTCACTGTCGTCGCTGTCGCTGCTGTCACCGCTGTCGTCGCCATCGGCCGTCCGCTCCCGCGATTCAACATCAATGACATCGGCGCCAGACACGCTCACGGCGCTATTGATGATCTCCCCTGCGTCGATATGAGCCTTGCTGGCAACCGACATCAGCGATTCCACCATGGAAAGAACTTTTCGACGACTGTCGGGATCCGTCAAGACCTGGCCGACTCCGCCGTTGTAGCGATTGGAGATCTGAACTGCCGACTGGCCGGCCAGTGACACCTCTCCAAGCTGGCGCGTCGCGAGACCGAGGTCCATCTTCAGGTCCGAGGACTGCTTCAGCAGCTTCATCGCATAGAAGATTTCACGGCCCGTGGTCGGGAGAAGCTTGTTTATTTTCTCCTCGTTGCCAACGTCGATCTCAATACGCTTCATCTGAAGCTGGTAGAGCTTTTCCAGCTCTTCCAGCTCGTTGAAGCCTTCTGCCGCGCGGCGATTCGCCTTCTGCTGCGCCAAAAAGTTCTGCGATGTCAACGCAAGCTCTGACGGCGGGATGGTCTTGCGGTACTCGTCGATCATCTTCCGCAAAGAAGAGATCGGTACATCTACAAGCTCCCCGGCGTCATTCTGAATGTATTCAGCAATCTTCTGGCTCGCCCAGCCAAGCCGGAGCCGGCGCTCCACCTCGTCCAGGCACGAGCACTCATTCAGCCGCCGAACCTTGCGCGTATTCCTACTAACAGGACGAATGGATGGTTTTCGATCGTTTGCCATTAGGTCACCACTTTAGGCGCTGATCGTGATGCTAACGCAAAACCAAACCTCCAGCAAAGATCGGAAACCATATTCTTCGAGGCACGCAAATGTTTGCGCAGCCTCGGGGCTCTACGACTGCATCATCTTGGCAAAGTCGAACGGCTTGCCTAGCGCCGCCGTCATGATGCCGTTAACGCCTTCGACGACTGTGGCTCCAGCGGTGCCTTGCTCCACAAAGCCACGACGAAGCGGCACAAGCACGCTTTGGACGTACTCGAACGGCTTGCTCATCATCGTGTCTGCATTGTCATGTAGGTACAGAAATCTGCCCCACAGGCCGGCAATGTTCTCTTTTGGCGCGCCGATGTCGAGGAGCACTTGCGACAGCAGCACCGACAGGTCTTCCTTGACTGCACGGGTGATCTGCTTGGCGGTCTGCATCCATTCAGACTTCTCTCGATCTCCCATCGTATCCATGAACCGAATCAGGTCATTGCTGCTCGCCGGAACGCCTGGTTTGGCGGTGCCTCCCACGGAGCTTGGCGGCCTACCCCATCCCTGGGCTCTTGAGTTCAGGTACCAATCTGCGGTTCGTGCTGGATGCGGGAGCACGACCTCTGTCGAGTAGAAGACTGGAACGTCGGACGCCTTCGAGTGGAACAAGCTCGACAGGCTTCGCAGGGCCGTGCCCATTAGGATGTCTAAGATCATCGCACGGTAAAGTCCGTGCCTCATCTTGTCCGACGCCGCAGCCCATCTATCTTTCGTCGTTGCGGCGAGAAATGCCCAGTATTCGAGGAAGTTGCGCCCCGTGGTCGGCAGGACTTGTAAGATCGCAGTTTCGCCGAACGCCTTTGCTACTTTGCTGGCCGGCACACCCATTGCCTTCGAGAATCTGCTGCGCCGTGAGATCGAAAGCAGGTCACTCAGGTTTACGAGTCGAACTGCGAGCGGCGGCACCATGTCTTCCATGCCGAACGCTTTTGACGACTCGTAAAACGCCTGCTGGCGCTTGAGAATGTCGTTCCTTTCGGGGCGCAGAGAGTATTCCTCTCCCCATACGGCGTAGATCAGCCCTCCCCGAACTCCTCCGAGCGACAGGAGCCCCGACCTTGTGTCGCCTGAAAATCCTGCGTACTGGACCAGAAGATTGCCGCTCAAAATGTCGACGAAGTCCTCGTCGACGCCATGGATTTCCGCCTGGCGCAGGTGATCCCACAGCATCGGCTCCGGCACGTTCCACGGCGGATCTTCAGTAGAGCCATCGACCCTCCTTGCCGGGGTTAGCATCATCCCCTGCTGATGATAGACAGGCTTCGGGGCCAAGGCCGCCACAGCGCCACCAACCTCTTCTGCAGCCATTACTCAATCACCTCGACGCGCACCAGGGACGATTGACGGACCATCTCTACGGACCACTCCAAAGGAGACAAGCCGAGCTTGCTGGCCTGGATGCGGATGTCATCAGGGGCCTGCACCAGGTCGCTCCAAAGACCTTCGACGATGATGCCGCCATCCTCGGTTTGCCGAAGCGTTCCCGCGTAATCTCGCACCGGCGCGCCATCCACCAGCCGCAGCTGATACACGAGGGCTCTCCTTGCATCAGGCTTCACTTGCATGATCGTCGTCCTTCGCCTTCATCGCCTTCAAGAAATCGAATTCGTGAACCATCGATTTTGACATGGTCATATTGACGAATTCGACAACGCCGACCATGTCTTCGCGCTTCTGCCCGGTCCTGAACGCTGCAAGAAGGTCAGCGATCATGTACGGGTCCGCCGCGATATCCTTGGCATGCGTCTTCATCAGCCAAATGCGCGCCAAGGCGCCTGCGACATGCAAAGGGGGCAGTTTGTAGTCCAGCAAGGCCCTGGCCAGCTCCAGGGGTCGGTCGGACGTCATACGGTCGGACACGACATGGCCAAGCGCCTCAAAGTCTGCAATCTCGCCCTCTCCGCCTTCCGACACAAGACGCGAGACAGCCTCGCTCAACATCAGCGGCATGCCCGCGCCTGGATCTTCAGCAACCTCCACAAAAGACTTAGACGACGATGCGATATACGCATCCGCCATCGCACGAGGGCATGGAAGGCTTAGCTCGTTACCTGTTGCGATCACTGGATGTCGCGGCTCATCTGAAAAAGCCAGGTCTCCAATAGTTCTGCACATATTCCATGCCAGCAGATCAAACATCGCGACCCTGAGAAACGACGCCCGGACCTCAGGCCCCATCGCCGTCCAAAAAGGAGCCAGACCCTTGGACTCCACCCGGTCGCGATACCAAAGCTGCTTCGCGATAGTTGTCCAGGTACCACGCTTGAACTGAACAGCAGACGCGCCACCCGCCTGCCGCCGAACATCGTCGACCGCCTTGCCAGTCTCCTGCGAGACCCACTCCAGAAACGCCTCGCGGCGCTCTGCCAGACTTGACGGGATTAGGCGATACAGGTCGCCTCGCTCATCAAAGCGCCTTACCGTAGGAGGGACGACATCGTCCAGGCCGCACGCCTTCGCCAGCTCATAGGCCGCAGCGGCATGCCTGCCGTAGGCAGGGAAGTCCTCTTCTTTCGACAGGAACTTGCCCCACACCCTGTCAGTCGACGGGTCGCGAAGCTCGTCCATCCACAACAGGACATCGTACGATCCTGCGATCTGATCTTTAATCCTGCCCACCAGGAGCCCCGTGCGACCCCCACCCACGCGGAGCCAGTCGATAAATCCAGACCGCATCGCCGACAGCAACCGGCGCTCATCCACGCTCCACAGGACAGGGTCGGTTGGCGCTACGCCCAGAACAGCAACGTCGCCCGGCCTCGGGTTCGTCGCCCTCAGATGCTTGTTGTCGCCGTCAAACCGCTTCCTCACATCCTTCGGGATGACATCGACCTCAGCCGCCTTCTTGGCTTCGTCCTCTTTTTTCTTCCACGGAGGCTCGTGGTACCGCACTGCCACCCGCACCGTGGGCTCCTTCTGAGGAGCGTCCGCCTGAGGCTCCTCGGCCCCTAGCCCCACAGCCGCCCCCGCCGGCCCAGCCGTTGCTGCAACAGCATCGGGTGTCATATGAGCGTAATGATCACCAGGGTCGGCGCTCTTGACATGGTACGCCTGCTTGACAATCTTCATCTTGCCATCAGCGCCACGTTTTCTAACGTGCTTGATGACTCGGACCAGATTTCCGCCAAAGCTACCGATTGCAGGCATTACGACTCCACGAACTCCGCTCTAAAGAATGCGCTGCGCGCGATCGAGGCATGGAAAAATTCCAGCGTAGACATATCGAGATGCATGGCGCCGGCACGCAAATGCTTCGCATAAACCGGATCAGACAGGATGCCACCGGTCATCGCCAGCAGACCATCCTCCCCCTGGAACGCCTCGCCGATCGCCACCTCGTCGTCGCCGCTCTCAGGGTCGACGGCAAAGACACGAAGGCGCCGCTCGTCTCCGACGACGTCTCCAAACGCCAACCCCGCTCCTGCGTTCGCTTCTTCCACGGTCAGTTCCTTAGTCTCGCGGCGGCATCCTCCACCGCGTCTGTCAGTAGATCGTTGATATCCACGACGTTCTGCCGGCAGGCGTTCATGATGATGTCCATCGCCTGCTTGAGACGCGGACCCATGGCGACATACACATGATCCTTCCCTCCCCAAGAGAAGATCATGAAGTTGTAGTCAACCGTCTCCCCGTGCTCAGACATAATCTCAGATACGATCCTGCCTATGTCCCCGGACGTCTTCGCCGTCTTCGCTCGACTTTCAAAATCAGCCGCCTTCTCAGCCCCCATCGTCCCGCGAAGCCCGTCAGACACTTGCTTGACCATCTTCTTGATGCCGTCTTCGTTCGTATAGCCCAGCATCCTCGTGGCTTCGTGCCCGTACTTCTTCACCATCTCATTGTAGAGCGACACCATCTTTTCCGGGTTCATCCGGCCATGCAGCACGTTCAACCGAACAGCCTGCAGCTTGCGCAGGTCTTCCTCCTGCCATTTGTCGCCCTGTAGCACGTCAACAGGAATTTTCTTTAGGCCAAGCGCCTTGGCCGCCGCTGCGCGATTATGCCCGCCTACGATCTCATAGTAGGTGCGCCCATCCTTCGCTTCCACGGCGGCGACAGTCGGCGGATCGATGAACCCAACCTGAGTTATTTGCTCTTTCAGAAGCGAGAATTCGGCCTCTGTCATCTCGTTGGGGTTCCAGTCGGCCCCAATAAGCTCGCCAGGGTCAAGTTCAGCACGGGCGACGTCCATCGCCTGCCTCTTCTTCACGACTCAATCACTTCAGCAAGAGCCATCAGCCGCTCAGCCGCTAGATAGATTTCACCTCGCAACTGATACTGAAATATTTCAGCATTCATCTCGTTCGCGGGTATCTCATCTCCAGGGACGCCTTCCTCTAACCTAGACTTCCACCTGTCTAAGATCGCTATCACTTGAACAATCTCATCTCGCAACGTATCAGGCTTCAATCGCATCGTCACAGCGCAATCACCTCACTGCAAAATCGCCAACTTGAGACAGTGTCGAACGACGCTCGACTGTTACATCAACCCTTATGCGGAGCCTCCAGACGTCCTCGGTCAAGGTCACCATCTGTCCCTCCCGCAACGTCTTCTCCACCCTCGTCCTAGCATGCCGCCTTCGATCCCAACACGACTTGCACAGCCCGTCGCCCGAATGCCGCGTCTTCTCATCATCCCCCGACACACCACACTTAACACACTGATCCAACCCGTAGTGAAGCGACCACTTCCGCCGCTCATCTCGTAAGTAAGCAATGATCTCATTCACTTGGTCAAACGTGATCATGTACTTCCTCAGACCGTACCTCTTCCACGTCTGCCCCAAATTATCCCGGGCACGCTGAATCTGGCGCCAGTCGTAACCCGTGTCTCGTTCGATCTGAAGCCTTGTATACGTCCCCTGCGTAGGAGAGAACCCAAGCTCGTAACACCTACGCTCTATCGCTAGCCGATTCCTCCCGGGAAGCTGGTCGATTAACTCGAAAATATTCAAGTGACCGACATTCTTCACGAGGACCAGATCCTCCTCCTTGCGCCAAGGATACGTGACCTTCCCAGGGCGACAGCCTGCGCGACGCCCCTTCTTATCCCTCAACCTCAGCTCAGTCGCCTTCGTCCGTATCGACTGAATGCTCTTGCCAATCTTCTTCGCGACGTCAGCATCCCGAGCAGTGCCCCATAGCTCGGTCAGTCGGATCACCTGGTCATCAGTCCAGCGATTGCGCTTACCGTTCCCCGATGCGGTATCGCCCATGTCGCGAATTCTATGCCGAATACGGATCACGTGCAAATATTTGCGCGGCTCCGAAAAAAGAAATCCGTTGCGAAACCCGGGGCTCGCAACGGATCTTGTCGAAATGAGCTACCGCCGACCCGACGGCAGAATCGTCAGGGAAGCTGTTCGCGGTATCGCGTCAGGATCTCAGCACGGGCAATCTCGTTTCCCGAGATCACTCCAAGGCACGCCGTCCACGCCCATTCGCTCTGAAACTCAGTGGGCGCGAACGTATCCTTCCAGAACTTGGCGATCTCCCTCTCCCTATCGCTCGCGTACGCCAGCATCACGCCCTTATGAGCCGTCGGCATCGCATCGCCCATCATCCGAATGGCCTCCAGCGCCATCAGGTTACACATGGCGATATACGGGCCCATGTCACAGGCTGTACCGGGCGTCTTCTTAGGATCGCCCAGTTCATAGGCTTCAATGCCATTCAGCTGGCGGCCTTCCACTGTGCGATTGAAGTAAATCGGCTTCCAGAAAGAAACCGCTTCTTCTAGCTCCTTTTTCGAAACGCTGACCCGCTTAGCAATAGAAGCCTCCTCTGCACGAGAGGCCTTGGCCTGCAGCGTCGCCTCATAGAGTCGCGCCAGCTCAAACGGGTCCATCGAATTGGGATCAGAACCAGCAACGCTCTCTCCCACCCTGCCAATCGGAAGCTTGTCCATTCCGCTACTCATCCACACCTCGCCCCCGGCTTACGCCGGTTGATTCCATCATCAATATTTTCAAACTGGCCACACCTGTAGTGATCGGCCATTGTATCGACCCTGAACTTCTCAAGACGTTTCTTGACGTCGAGCGCTTCAGGGGTCTCGTTCTCAACGGCTGCATTTAGAACGGCCACGACGCTCTCCACCGTGTCACGGCCGCGGACCTTTGCCGCCTTCGCAGCGTTCCTCACCAGGGCGGCAAGCATCGGATACTCACGATCCATCCGGCCGTGATGAATCATCCGGCAGCTCTCCGTGCGCGAGCAAATGTCCCTGCACGTCGACTTGGACCTCAGTGCCTCAGCGCCATACTCTGCAGCCGACCGACCCTGTCCGTACCCGAAGTATCCGAAGCAGTTCCAGTCGGCAATCGAATCCCGAACTCTACGCTTATGCTTGCCGTACCCCATGGGATTCGCCGCCTACTGAGCCTTGGCCTCCTGAATGAGTCGCCACAGCAGGTCTGCCCCGTGGATGGGCTTGCCCGTATTGGGATCAACAGCGATGATCATGACCCCCAGGCGACGCTCCGCCTTGGCCAGGTACGCGCCACGGTCCTTTTCCTGGCTGTCGGAGAAGTCGTTGTTCGTCAGGAAGTCCTGGCAGATCAGCTCCAGGTTGTGGTTCATCTTCTCCGACTTGGAGATCTTCTTCGCGCGGTCAAGCGCCGATTGAACCGTATCCCACTGAGGGTCGTAGAAGCTCGTCTGAAACGAGTGCATCTCCTCAGGCTTCGGCAACGACTTATGGTCGGCCTGCCCCGCCGACACCGCCGCCTTAGCCTGGGTCCCTAGCGAGGTGATATCGATCGAATCAGCAGGCGAACCCGAAAAGGCCTGAACCGGCTCCTCATCATCCAAGCTGCGACCGGCGATGACAGCCTTGGCAGCCTTGATCGACTTCTTGAGCTGCTCGAACGTCAAATCCTGCGCCTTCTCAATCCACAAGGGGACAGAGTCGCGCGTAGCGAACCCAGACAGCAGGTAAACCTTCGATCGACCCAGGGCGACCAGCTTGTCGATCACTGTGTCCGGCATCTCCTCCTGCACGGAGAACCACCAGTATGCATAGCGAAGGTTCTCGCCCGTTCGCTTGCGAATGCCGACTTCGCTCTCACAATAGTCGCCAAAATCGGAGTAGCCCCACTTCCGAAACAACGACTGGCGCTCGTCCATGGACCCGCGGCCACTCATCAGCGCGCGGTACCCGCCCGGAACCCCATCATAAACCTCGTACAAGACCCGACCCAAGTCCCAATACTTGTGCTCGATCTCGCAGACAAGGTTGCGCGCATGCTCTCTCAGCTCATTCTCAGCCTCAATGAGCTTTGCCTCGTCAAGCTTCGCATCGGCCGACGCGACAACCTTTCGCTCAACTCCATTCACTACGCGCAGAGTCGTTGCTTCCATGGGAACCCCATATATCCTTTTGTAAACCCCGGCAGCCAGCACTCTATTCGAGATCTGCAGTATCCCCTGAGATATTGTCAACCTCTGGGAAGAACTCGACTTCCTTGGCCCTGATCTCAACCAGTTTGCTGTACTTGCCAGGACGGTTCATGATTTCGCCGACAACGCTACAAAACACGCCCTGCGAAGCCATGTCATTACACGACTCCGCCACCCTATCATACCCGTTAACACGGATCCTAGCGAGCTTCCCACCGCTATCTACAACCGCCAACGAGAACGAAAACGCAGGCTCCCCCTCGTGCGTTGTCCCCGACACGAGCCTCCCATCCACGTACCCGCTCAGAAAGACATGGTTATGCCCTCTTAGCCTTCTTCTTGGCATCATCAGAACCGCATCCTGGCAAGCCGATCACGGTGTCCCAGCAAAACCTTGCCGCGACGTATGCATCCATCTCGTCCTGGGACGGGAACTGCAATCCTCTATCCCGTAGACGTATCTCGATAACATCTTTTACCGTGGCGCGTCTTGGCTTGCCCGATGCTCCGATCACCTTGCCGTACGAAGCCCGCTTCACCTCCTTGCCCTTCTTGTTCACGACCGTCTCCGTCACTCGCTCCAGCTTCCCCACCACATGACGCCGCATCTGCGTCGCTTCTTTAACCAAGGGAACGATGCCCGTCGCCAAAAACAGCTGAACCTTGATTACCCCGTGCACTTCGCCGATCGCCGCCGCCTGCCACTGCTGGTTCTTGGCCGGCGCCTCAATGATCGCATGGTCCGGCTTCTCGCATTTTGCAAGCCCCACAATTTGCTCAGCAATCGCTATCAGCCGCTTTATCGAGGCTTCCACGCCCGAAACTTTAGGCTGATCAAATCTTTCCGTATGCATGCTCGGCTCACCATGTCGCGAGCCATACAACATGCACAGCCCCGTCCCACGCAGGCTAAGATCAAGGCCTAGTACCTTGAGTTCATGCTCGCTCACCCCGTCTGCCTTTTTGCAGCCGCAAGCCTAGATACGATAACGATCGACGACAGCACACGATCAGAATGCTCTGGCAGCACGACCCCGTCAGCAGAGATCGGATACCCAAGGTCTTCCTCTACCGCCCCCACCAGCTGTCGTATACGCTCTGCCTGATCCTTGCCCCAAGGGCTGCTGATCAAGAAACAGAAGGCGCAAGACACGTAATCGTTGGGCTCAGCTCCTACGCGCCAACGCCCCTCGCGGAGCATGCAGCCCATGCAATGGACGGTAGGGCCGTCAGCTGCCATAGGCCTAACATAGTGGGCTCCAACAATGATCGGACGGTCCACGATTCACTCACCAAAGCATTGTTTTGAGACGTTGCACATGCGAGCCCGCTCGCAATCGAGCTTGGAACAGGCAACACGAGGCGGCGCCTCAAGCGTGCGAAGGCCAGCCCTAAGCTGTTCAATTTCGCCAAGTATACGATCAACAATCGACTTGTCGTATTCGATGTCGTGCTCAGCGAGGCCGGCCATCCCAAATTGGCCCTTGTCAATATACAAGATCTTGGCCCGGCTGTATCCAGTCAGCCACATATAGCACTGCACCTGGATGACGTGAACAAAGTCGGGGACTTCTTTGTATTTGAAGAACGTGCGTGCGCTCGCGCTCTTGAACTCTAAGATCACAACGTCGGACTTGGCAAAGTTGTGGGGGTCTCCGTCGACGTAAAACCCGTCGGGATGCCCGCCAATCCTGACGTCATGGTCACCGATCCACTGTTCCACATACAAGAACGCATTTGCGCGGATGTCATAGTTGGGCTTGTTTTGCAGTCGCGGCACTTCGCCTGGAATCGCCCCGCACCGCAGGCACTCATCCGGTCGCGGCTGCAAGTCTTCCATGGAGCCGTACGTCTCGCCGCACCAAGTGCACCGCCACGTTCCAACGATCCTGTCCGCCGCGGTCATGACGCGATTCTGCATGACCCAGTGCAGTGCATGGCCAACCTCGAAGACTAGGCCCAGATCTGGACTGATGCCTTCGCGTTTGACCACCTCGAACTTGCTCCGAAGAACCTCCTCGCGAGAACACAGCGAGCCCACTGACGACACGCGAAGCCAGTCCGACGACCGCATCGGGCGCTCTTCGCGCGCCTCGCGCCGCAGCCCACGCTCTATTGCTTCAACAAGGCTTGGCGTTTTCTTGTGGCGCCGAATAAGGTCCTCAAGCGCCACAGGAACCCCTTCCCTTCCCACGGCCTTGGTACCCCAAACCGATCGAGGATCGCATACGCATATCGTCTTGCAAGCTCAACGCTCTCATTATTTGTCACCTCGATCCCGCACTCACGGCACTCGTTCAGCTCGCTACCATCATCGTGGATCATTTCAAAATTGCACGCAGCACAGTAGAGCCCGACAACTGCCTCATCACCCGAGAAAGATACCTCGATCTCTGCCAGGCCCACCGCGGACACGAACAGCTTATCCCTGTGCTCAGCGAGGTATGCCACCTGAACTCCCGATCGTCAAAACCACCACCTCTCTCGGCACAAAATCTTCATCATCACCGTACAGCGACACAAGGCCATCCATGATGTTCGCGTGCACGTTGTAGCCGTACGCCTTGCTCACCGCCCCAACGAACGTCCTCAGCGAGGGCTCCCCACCGATGTCATCAGCCCTGAATTGAAAGACGTTGCTATCAGAGAGCGTATCGGCGGCAACTTTCACCACGGCCTTGACCTTCCTACGCTGTCTGGCCTGAGCCCTCCGCTTCGCGAACATTGCCTTCCTCCATGAGAAGACGGGCCTTCGACGCATCCACAGGGCGCACGTACAGAACCTGCTCGCAATGCCCCGGCTGCCTCTCGTCCACCTCGAACGCCACCTGCTTTACCGAAAGCGCGTCCACGCTCCCATCCTTCCTGAGGATTGAGATCCGCATGCCAGGAACGCCTGAGAGCATTGGCATCTCGCCGCTCCAGAACACGCGATCTGTACTGCCGTACTCTACTCCAGCTAACTGAAATCTCGTTTTCATCGCTTTGTCAGTCCTCGTGCCCGCAACTCTGCGAGAGCTTGTTGCTTCGTCAGGCCTGCCACCTGAATCTTGTCGCCCTGAAACGAGCCGCGGTACGCAGACAGATAGGTCATCGAGTCAAGGAATCGGCTGAACACCACCTGCAACACGCTGCGGCTTCGATCTCCCGGCCAATCATCCACGTTTTTCCACATGTATACCAGCATCTTCTCTGCCGGATCCTTGGGGATATTCACGCGAACCTGGACCAACGTGCTCAGGATCAACTTGTCAACTTCTCTTGCTAGCTCGCCCGGAAAGTCAGACCTGATCGAATCGACATCGATACGAGACCGCTTCCCTGCCTTGGCCATCATCTCCATCGCCTCACCAAGCACCGACACTTCATCAGGCGTCAGTTCCACGAGCAGCCTCCAGCAGGTCCTTAAGAAACCCAGATGGCACGAGCACCCAGTCCCTACTCACAAACCTCGGAGGATCGCCTATCTCAATCGACAACGCCGGGACCTTGCCCGTTCCGCTCGCCTCTTCGGTGATTTTACGAAGGTACTCGATCTCAATGCGGATGCTCTTTTTGTCCGTCCTCTTGCACTCGATCAATAGTTCAGGAACGTCAACGTCCCCGCGCCTGCCAGGTAACGCACCCGAGGCGGCCTGCCGACGACCGCCTAGCTCTTTTGCCAGGCGGTCCTCCTGCTTCATCGACTTGCGGCGACGCTTCTTGGTGTCCCGGTAGAAATACGAAGGCAGATTGCCCCCGTCTTCATCACTCACAAAGAGGCCTCGTGCTCATACACATCGCTCAGCAAGTGCTGCAAAAGCTTGGTCTTGAAGTCCTCGTAGTCTTGCTGTTCGGACATCCAGTGCTCCACCAGGTGAGCCTTGGTCTCATATTCGAAGCCGTCGCAGACCGTAGGCTGCTTCCCTCGGCCAACATTCACAAGCCCTACCTGCTGGCCAAGCTTGACCGCGTAATTCTCGTCTGCGATCTCGCCCGTGTGCTTGAACTCCGTCTCCTTGAGAACAAGAATGTACTCACCCTCCATCTTGGCAGGACCGCACTTGTTCTTCTCATTGCGGATCTTCATCGTCACGCTCTTGGTCCGCCCCGTCTCGTCCTTCTCGTATTTGCCAGGAGACATCCTCGTCTCAGTGGACGTCGCGAACCCCTGGGCAAACCCTCCCGGCACCGTCTCAGGAGATCCAAACATGACACCCACCTTGTGTCGGATCTGATTCGTAAACCAGACCGTCGGGCGCCGACCGTCGCGCGCTGCCAAGGCGTTGATTCCGCTCACCACTTTGCGGAACATCTTGCCCAGCAACCTAGCCTGCTCGCCCATCGTCGACTCGCCGGCCGATTTCTCGATCTCTGCTATAGGCTCCATGAATGCCACGGAGTCAATCACGATCACGTCCACAGCGCCCGACCTGAGCAGCGAGTCGGTGATGTCGCAGGCCTGCTCTCCCGTCTCCGGCTGAGATAGGATCAGATGGTCCACGTTCATGAACCTGGAGGACCAAGTATGGTCCCACACACCCTCAACATCTAGCCATGCAACATTCGCCTGCCGATAGTTTCCGCATGCACACGACGGCTCACGCTGCTCGTACCTGGGCGTCCAGATGGGATACGCAGGCGTCCAGCAACTGCTGCACATGCGCTGCGCGCGCCCAGCCGCCCGCAGGAAAGCCGTCGTCTTACTGCTCGATTTCGGTCCGTAAAACAGTGAGACGCGTCCGACGGGCAGTCCTCCTCCGAGGATGTAGTCGAGAGCTAAGATCCCCGTGGTAATCCTTGTCACTTCTTTGTACGAGAAGTCTCGCGCGAACTGGACCATGCCTTTGCCATAGTTCTTCGCTGCATGCTTGAACAGCAAAGCCAGCTGCTCCTCTCGGTCGTCCACGGCCGCCACAACTTCTTCGCTCTTCGCCTTCGACATGGTCCGCCTTTTTCAGAATCTGGTATTCGAATCAGATTTCGCGCCCTGGATCAAATCACGCTCTTCGCCAACACGCTTCGCGACCCATGACTGCGCATAGGCATACGCGTCATCGATCTCCTCAGCATAACAGGGCACACGCACTGATACGCCAACCCTGGCCGACTCAAAGTTCCCAAGGTTGATCGTCAGCGAGTAATCAACCTGAACATGGGCCGGCTCTGTCCGAAACTTGTGAACAGAAATAATATCGTCGTCTTCCGACGATTCTTCGCGTCCATCCTTTTTGATCGAGCGAGTGACAAAGATTACCGAGTTCTCGACTCTTTTGTCATCCATCTATATTGACCCCAGCAGATCTCCATCGATCCGCTATATCGCTGTAAATAGACTTGTCAGAGAGCGAAACGTAGGAATTTCGCTCCTCCAGTACAGCCTTCACAGCATCCACCATCGATCGGGCGTACAGCCGGTACCCGCCTTGAGAAGAAAACGGCGTCTTCGGCAGGACGCCATGGCGCTCCCATTGGTACACGCACTGGACGCTTCTTCCAATGCCGCGGGCGAGGTCTCCGACATAGACCAGCTCGCTCTCCACCAACCTCCCAAAGATGGGAACATCCATGACGACAGGCGCCCGCCCAGGCTTCGCTACAGGAGACTCATCATCAGGCGCATCGACCTTTCGATCATCACGCCACTCTTTTACCGAGAACCCATTCTGCTCCTTAATCCTCCTCCTGTACTCACGGTTGCGCTCAAGTACACGATCCTTATACTCAGGATCTGAGTGGTACTTGGCTCGCCTTCGTTCCGCAACCGCGTCCCTGTTCTCTTCATACCATCGCTTGTAGCTCCAATCAGAGTCGCCGCTCAAATCAGCATCATCAGAACCATTCACGGATCCCCCTCTTAGCAATCGTTATCCTCCAAATCTCGCTGCGTACACCTCGTCGCGAACGTTGCCAGCCTCCCTCGTGGCTGGCAACGAATCACATCGGACATCAACGATCATTGGGCCCTTGCCCGTCTCTTCATTATGCGAGAGCAGGCCAAAAACAACGGACGGATCTTCTACCGGAGACGCCAGGAATGCAGTATCGAAACTTACGATCGATGAAATATTAGAACAGAACCCGTATGTCGTCATGACGATCTGAGCCCTGCAGGCCTCTGCCAGAGCCTCCCCCAAGACTCCGTGCACAGCAAAGTCGAACGACACGTCGTGCCCATCCAGCTCACACCCAATGCGACGCAGATGATCGACAGAGTCGCTGCACACCATGACCCTCCGCCCTGCGCCAACCGCCCGCAACAGCTGACCAACAATCCTACCGTTGTAAACGGTGCTCGATGAAAGCAACTTGGAGATGTGCTCCAAGGACAAGAACGCTGGATTCACACGCCCCACCGGAGGCGTCCACGACATCTCGAAGCGACTTACCGCCACGGCGGCAACCGGGTCAACGCTGTCCAAGAAGACCACCGGCGGTCCCAGGTGGAACGAAAATATTTTCGCAGCTCCAACGTCGTGCTGAAACCCGGGAGATCCAAACCCAAGCATTTTCGACGGTTTGAGCATCAGCATGCTCCTGGACCAGAGGCCTGGATCGATACGCTCCAAGCCCAGGCTGACCACCATGCCAAATGCCTCGACGCCAAGCTCCGCGCTGCTCAGGCCCTGCGCGATGTCCGCAACGCATGCAACCGTGACGTGAGCGTCCTTCTCGTCGACCTCGCCATACTTGAGCGACCCGACAATAACCTCCGGCATGTAGCGCGCTACGCTATCCCTGCAAACCTTCTCCATCGACAGGTCTGGAATGACCAAGAGGGTTCTCAGCTGAACAGACCGGATCAATAATGACAAGATCTTAAATGTAAGACCTTGATCTCGTACCAGCGCAAACGCTTGCGTCGCTTTATCATGGTACAGCTGCTTGAGGAGTGACTCGCACGCCTCCCGGAACTCACCCGACTCCGACTGCTCTATCAAGGCATCGCTAGCATCGTCGGAGACGACCTCCCTTAGCGGCGGCCACGGCAGCCCGTAGGTGACCTCCAGGCTCTTCGCCGTGCTGCCGCGAAAGAAGCCACGAGGCACGCCAACCTCACCGTCTCGATCGCTGTAGATCCTATACAGCACAGGCTCTCCGTCCTTCGTGGCCGAAATCGTCAGCTTGCGTCTTATCTTCTCCGCCCACAGACGATCGGAAGCAGTAACCCATACCCAAGATTCCGCATTTTCCATGATACCCACCGTCCAAAAAGAAAAGGGGGGCCAAAGCGATGCCGCCTGCGCCCCCCTTTTTGCAACCTGTTACAGGTTACAGTTGAGATCTAGAAAGGGATATCATCAGAGCCCGAAGAGGCTCCGCCGCCGCCGGTCTTCGCGCCGTACGGCTGAACGTCGGCAGCTGCAGCCCGGATGTCGGCTGACTCCATGGGAGCTAGGATCGACGGGTAGTTGAAGACAGGCAGCTGCGCCGGAATCTCACCTTCATCTGGCAGGCGGAAGAAGTGGGACAGGTACTTCCTGACCCGCAAGCCTTCAGGTCCAGGGGCGTTTGCCTTTGAGATCATCTCTGCGAGAGGCTTCCCCTTGAAGGTCGCCACATCGAACAGTCCCTTGAGGTTGATCTCACGAACGTGGTCCAGGTCGTCGCCTGTCGACGCCGTGTTGGAGTCCGCCCGGCTAAGGTTCCAGAGCTGACCCGTGAGGGTGCCGCGGTTCTCCTTCTTCTGCTTGAACTTGTTGAGAACCTTCGTCTTGGCGGGGCACAAGATCATACGATACTTGTTCTCCTCGCCATCGCGCGTCACATAGCCAGAGACGTCAACCAGCGTGTAGTAGCCAACATACGCGGCGTGCCCAATCGGCTTCTTCTCGCAAGCAGGACAACCCTGCTCGGAGATCTTGGCAATACACGTGGCCCAATGCCAGCGACCGTTCGAGTCGCGCCATTGATGCTCCCGGATGCAAAAGGGAGCGTCGTCTACAAAAACGACCTCTTTTGTGTTCCCTCCGGGCTGCCAGAGTCGATCGGGCGGCTGACCAAACGACTGGCGCTCCGCTTCCCTCTCGGCGCCCTCGTACCCAGTCTCATACCAATGTGCTGTAGAACCCATCTTAGATCCATCCTTCTGGCCCATTTTCGGTGCCTTGTCACCTACGTCGTCACCGCTGCAACGACAGGCGTAGTCAAAGCGTTATCAGCGGCCTAGGTAATAGTCAACCAAGAAAGCGCACCTTGAGATCATTGATCTCATCATCAGTCATTTCATTCGGATCTCTGCCGTCGGGGACGAGATACGTGTCTACATGGATCTGCTGGCTCAACCTATCAAAGAGGCGCTTGCTCGCATCAACCCCCGCCTGGTCTCCGTCCATGACCAGTACGACGCGGTCGAACCACCTCAAAATCTTGTCCACCTGCGCTTTATTGACGTAGGAGCCGTTGATCGCTCCTACGTTGGGGATTCCACTTTGGCAAAGGTAGATCACGTCGAAGGCGCCTTCCGCCAGAAACACCGTGCCGCGACCGTCATCGCTCACAGAAAACCGATCCTCGCCGAACAAGTAGAACTCGCGTTTGAACCCCTTGCCGTGCATCCACTTCGGCCTTCGATCTTCCCATCCGCCAGGAAGGCACTGCGGATGCAGATCCAGAAGTCTACCCGCAATGTTCACAAGCCGACCGATGTGGTCGTACTGAGGGATGCTGATTCTGCTCGCCCCTGGATGCCAGCCAAGCCTCCAACTCTTGATCGTCTCGTCGGTCAGTCGCCTCTCCGGGCCCCTCAGGTACTCCAGGACGTCCTCGTTTAGGAGATCTACCATCTCCTGCACTCGAACCTCGTCCTCCTCTGGAAGGGCCGGGTACGCCTTCGCAAGCACTGCCGGGTCGGAGTAATCCTTGCCCTCGGTCCATACAAGGTCGGACGACGCGGATTTTGAGGGGGTCGAGTACATCCCCCCTTGTGCGTCCACTTTCTTGAACGCCTTGTCGAGATCCGACTGGTTGTTGCTGCTGATGAAAAAATGAAGGTCTGGAAGCTTGTTTCGAGACAAGATCTCGAATTTAGAAACCAGATCCCTCAGACTCCCATGAAAATTGCAGCGCACTCCATAGCAATTGGCACCGCTCGCATCCGCGTCCTTAACAAAGACCGCAAACGATGGCTGCTTATCCCGACCTCCAGAGTGCCTCCACGGGGCAAGCGGACAGGTGCTAATCACCTTGGCGCCGCTCTGCTTTATCCGGTCACAGCCAAGAGACCGGAGCACGTATTCAATGTTGCTTGCGTTCAAGATCTAACCCGGCGTTATCGCGGCTATTTCCGCCTCGCCGGAGGGTACGCTGGGCCAGCCCTATCGTCAAATTGGATCTTAACTTCCTCCGGCCCCTCACGCTCTTGCTGCGTCTGAACGTTCTTGGGAGGCTGTTTGCCTCCAGGCCCGTCCAGCTCCCAGAGACGCGGCTCAATCGTCTTCCACAGCCGCGCGAACTCCAGGTCTTTCTGAGACCCCTCGAACCCCTCAGCCAGGTGCCGCTGGTTCCGAACCCACCCCTTGCCCGTGAGCCGAATATCCTGCAACACAGCCAGGTTCGCCCCATGGTAGACGTACCCGTGCTTGGCCAGCGTGTCGCGCGCAACGCGCAACGAGCGGATGAACCCATCAGGGGTCCCCGCGAATGACTTGTAGTAAATCGCTACGGCGCTATGGCGCACGAGCGCGGGCACGCTCTGCCAGCCAGGCATGACCTCAGACTACCACAGCAAGCCCTAGGCCGGCTCCTTCTCCTTGCGAGGCCTGCCGCGCGTCTCCTTCTGTGCCTCCTTCACGCGCGTCCAGATGCCCCCAGGAAGGTCCGCCGCCTCTCGGTGCGTCAGAATCTCCTCGCGGGTCAACGAGCTGCTGTGGTCCGGGCAGACCATCTGGTACCGCGGAGTCGCCTTACCCGTGCAGCCAGGAACAGGGCATGGCCGAATCATCCCAATACCTGCTCGCTTTTTCTTTTTCCTCGAAACAGGAGCCGAGACTGCGACAGCGGGCGCGTCCGGGGCCCTGCGTCGACCCAACCCGAAGTCCACGTTTTCAATCGCTTTTGTGAACTCGCCGACCAGGTCAGCTCGAACCTCTTCACGCAGCGCTTCCGTCAACCGCTGCGTGAATTCCTCTACGATCGCCCTGATTTTCTCAGACATGCCTTCTTCTCCCACAACCCGCACAAGCAATGATAGCAAGCAAGTGCTTAAAATATGAGGCGTATCACCAGAATTGTCAAGGTGCATTACAGTTGCCTCAAAAAAGTCTCAGGAATATGCTCGGGAGACCCCAGTTCTTCAATTATTTTGCCAATGAATCCAGACATTTCCGAGCGACATTCACGGTCACCCCGCACATGCAAAACCGTGCTGTCCGCCTGGATATTTGACGTCCGCACAATATCGTGACGAATGCCTGGACCCTCCACCCAAACACGCAGACACCACACCGAGTCTTCTTTGTACACAGGCCGCCCACATCGGCGACATGTCGGCTCAGAAGGGGACGTCGTCATAGGACTCATCATCCTCCGCGAATTGCGCGTCTGCCCCACTGGGGGCGCCAGGATTGTAGTCGGCCCCCGTAGGCTGACCAGCGTCTACCTCAGAAAAGTCCATGGCCTGATGATTCCAGTTGATCTCAAACGTGCCTGGCTCACCCTCTCTGATCTTAAGCGCCTTGACCGAGAGCTTGAGCTGTTCACGCTGCTCTTCTGTCTGAATCAGACCATAGGCCGCATTGCTGTTATGAACCAGCAAGCCATCCGCTACAAAGCAACGCTCTGACTCATCGTCGGTGGTTACTGATATGTCGAACATATGGACACTTGAGGGAGCATCTTCCATAGAAACAACAGGCACCCACACCCAGTGCTCACCGCCCAGCCAGGGCCTTCCAAAGCTAGCCGTGTTCCTTTTGTGCCTCGCAGCCAGCCTGGCCCTAGCTTCATCACTCTTCCTGGAAGACATGAACCCTATACGGTCCATGTATCTATTGGCTTCCTCTCCATTCACTCTGATCCGATAGCCGCCGTCACGGGCCTGGTTGATACTCGCCGTCCGGGTGGTACAGCCCACACCAACGGACCAAAGCAACATATGCACGCCACGCGCAAGGCTCTCAGATACGGTGCTAAGCGTAATACTCCCGCTTTCCTCAACGCTGCCATCCGCATCAAACAACCCTCGCAAAAAAGCGCAGCGCACTGCTATATCTGACTCAAAAATCCCAGAAGGAACTTTCTTGTCAGCAGAAAGCTCGCGTCCGACGCCGAAGCGCCTCAGCTCTCGGATGATCTTCACAGAGTTCAAGTGGAGCTGGTCACAGGTTATACCCCCGTGCTGTCCCTTGGCCTTCAGCTTCGGCTCATATCCGAACTCATCTTTGATCGTCTTCGCTATTTTTGTCCGTGAATCCAGATCCCTTCCGTCAAATGCAATCTGCCAGCAATTGTCTCGCGCAATCCACCCGTCTCCAATCGCAACTCCAATCAGCTCTGCTACCCCGTCCGATATTTCACGCGCGCCAATCTCTAGACTCACGGCCCGCATCAGAAGATCTCCCGGCCGAATGTCTCCAGATCTTACCCACCGAGGAGATGCGCTGTCACCACGAAATGTCCACAGCCTGTGATCGTGGCTTGATGTAAACGTCGAGCCGTCCGCAAGGGTAACGATGTTCTGCGATTTTTCCCCTGTCGCAACCGCTACAGCGGGGCGAAGCCCGGACGGCGTCATAACTTCAAACGAAGCAGACACCAGATCAGAAATCTTGCGGTACCCGCCCGACGTCGCAATCATCGAATCAGCAGGCAGGCAGTTCCAGCCTGCAACGTCCGTGATCCCAATATTTTCCGCAACAACCGTCTGAGCCTGTCCTGTCTTGGCAGACCGATTGAACTGCAGGTTCGTCAAGACGGCGGCCCCCGTGCGCTTGCCTATCTTCTTGAAGTCGTCGAAGTTGTTCGACACTCTCTCGTGCCGATCTTTTCCGGTGTTCTTGATCAAGTACGGACCGTCAACGCACAGCAGCTCCGGCTTTTCATCCGTCACAAGAGCGCTCAGATTGTCGATCGAATAGTCGAAATCGCCGGCAACGATGTTGATACCGTCTTCCTCCAGCATCTCCTTCACGCCCGCGTAGAGCTTGCTCTCGACGAACTCACCGAGCTTACCCGTACGCATCTCCCCGTAAGGCAGGCGCAGATGGAGTGCAAAGAACCGGCGGGCCATCTGGCTCACGTTCATCTCCGTGGAGATCACAAGCACCTTCCGGCCCGCTGACCATGCCTTGTGAGCGCACTGAACAAGTGTCCAAGTATTGTGAACAAGGACGTCGTTTGCGACGTAGCACGACGTAGGCTCTACGGTCAGATCGTATATCTTCTGCTCGCCAACGCTCTCGACAGATTCGACCGTGTCCCAGAAAAGCCCTGAGTCATACAGCCAGCGGTACTCGTCCTCGCAGCCGTACACCTCGCAAAACACCTTGAACCGGCTCAGGAGGAGCGAGTCATGCTGACCGAACAAGCTCCTCGTCATGAACTTGCTCGACCAGCCAAGCCTTATTCCTACCTCTTTCAGTAGGCCGCCCTGCCAGCGGCCAATGCGAGCCCGTGACAGCTTCTCGATTTCAGCACGCATCTCTTTCGAGAGTCGCGGAAATCCGACATTCGAGTTACGGCTTTTCGCAGCCACACGCTCCAGTGCAGCGCGTTTATCGCCCCACAGATCGAACTCTTTGAGGAAGGTCTCATGACAAAACGAGTAGACCCTCAGGCGCCATGCGGCGAAGGTCTTACCGTTGCACTTACTGAGCTTGTCGGACAGCTTGCTCTGAATGCCGAAGCGCAAGAGTAGGCTCTGGACCTGCTCCAGCATCTTGCGCGAACCCAGGACCATTTCGGGTCCGTTGCTGTCAACGTACCCATCACACATCCAAAACACAGTCAAAAATCTTGCCAGCTGATCCTTGGGCAACTTGAAAATGTCGTCAGGAATGGCCTTGTCGACGGACTTCTTGCCGTGAACTCCCTGCTTACGCAGCATCGTCGTCACTGGGTTGAGGTGCTGATCCTCGCATCGGATGCCGTACGTGTCTTCGGATCCATTGCGCAGCACCACTTCAGCTCCTAGCTCCTCGGCCGCCTCGCTGGCAATCCTCACGACTTCACGATCAGCCTTCGTGAACTCAACATTCCCATGAGTAAGCGAGCCGTCGGCCAGCAAGATAGCTAGCAAGTCAACTTCCGCCCCATGCATCGGCGTGGGCGCAAGTGCGAACGGCATACTTGCCGGAATAGCGACCGAGCCACCTGGCTCAATCTCATCTGCCCGCTTCCAGCCCATGGGGGTCAAGAACGGATGCTCAGGCGTCACGTCGACCGTACGCCCAGTGCCCAGCGTGAACCGGAAGCACTCCTTGTAGCCCGTATCTACCTTCGCCGTGATCTCAGCGGGATGTATCGCCCTGTCCTTGCCCCAGGTCGTAACCATCGACAGGTCAGGATTTCGGTAGACTTCTTCGATCGTTCGCTGTACACCAGTCTTCGGATCCTGGATTAAAGTCAATGATTCTAGGCATTTGCCGACGCCCAAACGGCCCACTATAATGACCAGATCTTCAGGCCACCAACCCAACGTCTGCTCATCCATTGTAGGCCAGGGCGTAGGGATCCCACGTTTGCCTGCCTTAGCGTCCTCGTACTCCAAGAGGACCTGACGCCCAAGAGCCAGAAGCGACTCAACCCGCCGAACCGTGAGCGACTCCTTCTGAATCTTGCGATGGATCTCCGTCCAAGCCTCAGCAGCCCCCTTCGGATCCCTCTTTTCTAGGGACTCCTTGACCAGGTCAATGCCTTCACGCTGCACGCGCCAAAGGCGCCGGTTGCGTATCTCGCTCCAGAAGAATGCGAAGGGCTCGCTCTGCTGGGATTCGATCGGCTTGTTCAGCTTCGCCTGAACAACCTCAAGCGAGGGGACGTCGCCGTACTCTCGGTAATATTCGCCAACGAAGAGGAACGCCTCTTTCCCGTCGCCGAAGAGATACTCGTCGGGGTCGATGCCCTGGTTGAGGACCTCCGCGAAGGCGTCCTTGCCTTCACGGACGATGGCGCAGACTAGCTCTTTGTCCAGATCCATCTAGTCATCACCCATGATGACCGATTGCATCTGCGCACGCTTGTCACCGTACATGTTAGCCCCGTCAACATGGATGGCCTGCATCGCGGCGCCTATCTCGTGCTTAAGATCAGAATACTCATCCCTGTCCATGATTCTGCCAAACGACCCAGTCAATATGGTTGACAGCAGATTTTGCCGCCGCTCGGAGATGAGGGCCGCCAGCTTCGCTGGCCCAAATACGTTGTCCGTAAAGAACTCCAGATTGATCCCATCAATCACCAGCAGCGACGTCTCCATGATCTTCTGCCGAATGGTAACCCCGTCGGTTCCATCTCCGTACAGCGCATTTTTGCCCTCGAACTGCAAGTCACGGAGCCTGGGGTACGTGATGAAGTACCCAGAGACGTATCTGCGAATCGCCTCTTTTAGGATGATCGCAGCGCAACTGGTTTTGCCTACGCCTCGCGCTCCCATGATGACAAGTCCGTACCCGTTCTCGACCATCGTGTCGATCTTCTTGCAAAACCTAGACACGATCGGGCGTACGTCGTCGTCCTGAATCTTCTCAACCTTCGCACCCCAATGCTCACGCGGAAGCGTGATTCTGGTCAGGTCTTTCTCTGTAATCCGGCGTCGAACATTCTTGACGTACTTGCCATCGCCATCCTGATCAATCGTCATAGCTCAAACTTTCCCTTACCCGACCTATCCATGATCTCACGGGCGTTTGATTTTACGTCCTGGACCATTGCCATGATCCTGGACCGGTAGCCAAACAGAAACCCTATCGTCGGGTAGCTCGTATCGAGCTTCAGCTTCTTTTTCAAGTGATCCCAGTTCTCACAGCAGAAGTCCCAGGCTTTCGCGACCAAATCCAGATCACCCCCGTAGACCTCCAGCAGCTGCTTCGCCTGAGATCGCTCCTGCGTCAGCCACTTCCCCCACGGAACCTCCGGGAAGTACCTCTCGAATGAAGCCTGGCAGTGATCGTGAAGCTTGCTCCCAGCCGTCTGCCGCTTCTTCTTCGCCGCTGCCTTTTCCTTCGCATGCTCTGCAGCCTCACCAGACGCCTCCTGAGCGGCTTTCCGCTTCCGGCGGCGCGCTGCCCTAGCCTCACCCACATCCGCCGCCCTGCGGCCCGCTGAGCGCGTCAGAGCCCTCGCCTGCTCCCGCCGTCGGTCGGCCTCGATTTCAGCCGGCGTGCGCGGGCCGTCGTCGGCCGAGGTGTCCACATCCTCCTCGCGACCAAGCTCGGCTTGCTCTCGCATCGGCACGAGGGTGTCTCGCGCCAGCGAGATGCCCTCGGTCTCCCGCGAGGCGCCGAGGCCGAAGGCCGAGGTGCCCCTTGTCCCTCGCGAGGACCCCGGGTCCGAGCGAGGTGTCGTTTCTTCCCCACGAGGAGCCGAGGCCGAAGGCCGAGGTGACTTCGTGGTCGCACGAGGGCCTTGGCCCGAGGGCGAGGTGTCCTGGTCTTCCACGACGAGCCCCGGCTCAGCATGAGCCTGTGCCGGGCGGACCTCGGCGAAGCCGGGTTCGCCCCGAGCGCAGCGAGGGCTTTCTGAATCCCATTCTACTTCTCCATATTCTAAGTCTATACATATGCGGCCACTTTTGGCCGGCGGAGTGCGGCCACTTTTGGCCGCCATCGTGCGGCCATTTTTGGCCGGTCGACGGCCATCATCATTACAGCTACTTACGTCGTTCGATCGTCGCGCTTCGGCCGGTCGACGACCATCCTCATTACAGTCACTTACGCCATCCTCCTCGTCGTCGACTTCGCCCTTCTGAGCCTCGTTCACTTCCAGATCAAGGCTCCTGATCAGCCTCACCTTCTCCTCGGATCTCTTGCCTGCGATCAGCCTATCGAAGTGCACGAAGGTGTCCGGGTTGTAGTTGGCAGAAGGCCGCACGATGATCTTGACGTGGCTCCTCCCTAGACCCCGCGAAGAGCACCTGATAAAACCAAGCCTCCTCAGACTCGCCACCCTCCTTCGCAACGTCCTCAGGGGTTCCCCGACCTCCTCAGAAAGTCGCCCCCAGGACATGATCGTCTCACCCGTGTCATTCTTTGATCCGCCGCGAAATGTGTTACAACACCTGTATCTCAGGTACCAAAGGATCCCCTTCTCAGCCCAGGTCAATCGCGCATCGGTAAGCTCAGCCCCATATACGCATACAAATCTTGCATCTAACTCGGGAACTACTTCATTCTCAAAATCAGCAAGAGATCCCATGCTTTTCATATGAATTCCTTCCGGGAATGAGAGGGGCGCGTCCGTGCAAGACGCCCCTCTCATTCTGCTCAGACCTGAACCACGTGTATCAAGGATGACATCATCAGTAGTGACCCTTCGCCTAACGTGTCACCGATCGCCCTTGCTGTTTTTTGCAACATTAATTGTCTTGATGGCCGTTTGGCCATATCCACGAGGCGTGCAAGCGATGTAACCAAGCCTCTCCAATGAGCGCATACGCCTTGCCGCGGTCTTCGTATGGACACCAAGCTCTACTGCAATGGCAGTCAGTCCGGCATCTGTCCTAACAGCATCTGGCGCGATAGATCTCAACGCAAGTAGTTGCCTTAGCTCTCCGTCTGAGATATCTTTGTCGAAGATCTCGGAGCGCAATACGTAGACGCAGTCCACGTTGTCGAGCCCGTCCTGGCTCAAGTCTTCAGGGATTTCTGACTCATCGATCGACATCATCATCCTGTATGGGTCAGTGAAGGGGGCGCTGTTGCCAAGCGTCCCCTTCTTTTTTTTGGCAAATCAAATGACAACTCTTGCCCGTGACAGATAGTGGCCGCGATGCAGCCATCCACCTGATATCTAAGGACCTGGAACGCTATTCCAGTGCCATACATATTGTCAATGTCGATCCTGTGCACAAACGAAAAGGCGAGCGCTTTCGCACTCGCCTTCGTGAAAATCGATATTGATCCGGATCAGTATATGAAGTCAGATCCTATGTCGCGCACCAGAGATCTATACAAGTGCGGATGGGGATTCACGCAAGGCCGCTGGCGGCGTAGCCGAGTAACCCCGTCGGCCCAGCCGATCTTCTCGTAAACATTCAGGTATGCCAACACCGCCGTGGCGCTCCGGCTTACCCCCGCCGCGCAGTGTACGAACACACGGCCGCTTGGCAACGACTCGTGAATGACCTCGGCAGCCTTGCGGAACACACCGCTCCTCGCCAGCCTGCCATCCTCAATCCCAATCTTTACAAGACGAACGCCAGGGATGTCGATCCGATAGTCGCACTCAACCGCCATGTTGACGACTGTCGAGATCTCACGGCTGCCCAAAAATTGCTCGTCCTTGGCAACCGAATACCCGCCCAGCCAGATATCTGGAAACACATGATCTGCGTTGAGGAATTCTGAAAAAGGCAGCTCAAGGTTTTGTTTGAGCTTCACATCCCATGCCTCTTCATAGGCTGCCATCGTGTGCCGGGCTTCATCAGGCATCTCGCTCACTCCCTCCTTTCGCCCGCCAAATTCATCAGTGTAATCACGGCAGATCGAAGGAAAGGCAAGCAAAGCACCCATGTCGCTCCCTTAGCTGTAGACGCATCAAATCATGCCCCAGCAAGACGCTGTGCGTCATGGTCTTGCAGGGTAGCACCCTTGCGGATCGAGTCTCACGACCCAGCAGGCACAGCTACCCAGTATGCCGCATCAGCCAAGAAGAACAACCCATGCGGACTGCTGACATGCCCCGCAATCGAGCACCTGGTACCTCACGCCCCCTCGGTACTCGCTCTCAATTGTTCTGATCATCTCCACGCTTTGCTCCCGACAAAGCGGGCAAGCAAGCTCACTTTTCGGCGGGAATGTATCGATAACGAGCAGCCTTTGCCTAGTAAACGGGTGCCTGACGTACTCGTCCTTCACCACCTTGCGCGGTTTCCTCATCGTGGATCGATTCATCCATCGATGATCGGCTGTGTCAATCCGCCAGACGTCGAAGCAAGTCAACCGCCGACTGCACCCATGCTCGGTCGAGGACCCCATCCTCCTCGGCACCTGCCAGCATCTGGTCCAACACCGTGCGAGGCTCACCCAGCGCCGGGCGCCCAGCGCTACTAATCAGCGCCCTTACGACCCGGTAACGCTCCGTCGTCGCCTCCCAGCGGGCTGCGCCCTTGCGCCCTGAGTCAGCCATCTCAACCGCTGCCACGCGAAGATGCCCAGGCAGCCGCGCGCCCCCACGCTCCAGTACCGCAACCCGATCCTCCGTCACCTGCCACGACCCGGCATATTCAGCCAGCATCGCAGCAGCAACCTCCACATCGTTGGCGATACTCATGGAAGGCCCGTAAATATTTGCACGAAGATCGATTATTTAGTTCAGATATCTGGCAAGCCTGCGATGCATCGCAGCCCTAATCATCGCCAGATTCCAAACGGTTATGCGCTCGAAGCCGTTATGGCCGAGCGCGTCGCTGACCGCCGGGCTTAGGTCGATCATGCTTCTCCAGCGCCCAACACAGTCGTGCGAGGGACACAGCCCTGCTGGAGGACGCTGATACCTGGTCTTCATCACGTACCAACCGAGGGAACCCGATGAGACGTACGACGTATCGCCCTTGCTGCCAGTACCCGCGAAAACGTTTGCGCCGTACGGGCCTCGGTCCGTTACCTCGCACCAGGTGATCCGGTGCGTTCGAGGATTTCTTAGGATAAGGATCGACCCGCATGGATAGCTCCTGTGAGCACACATGTGCTCATCAGCGTTGACGTACTCATCGGGTCGACACTTGAGCGTGCCGCCTATCCATCGATCGCCTTCATCACCGAACCGCGTCGCATTACCATGCTGGGATGGATTTGGCAATGCCTCGGGAGACATAAAGCTCATTGCCAGGGCAGCAATGGCGCCTTGCCATCCAGGTGGGCCCTTGACCGCCAAGGCGGCCCACTGGAGCAGTCCATCAAGCATCAGCTACCACTTGTTGAAGCGTCTTGCGCTCGCCCAGCGTCCATTCCAACGCGACAAGGATGCCGAGAGCGAAGCTGTCGTCCTTCAGCGCCTCTCCGTTGTTGGCCCTTAGCCGGTCGATCTCATAGCGAACCTCTGTCGACGTAGGGCGGATGATGCGGCCCGAACTCTCGCGGACCTTCTTCCGAACAATCGCCTCTTCAATGTCAGCAGGCTCTCCCGAAATCCCAGCAACTCGCCCGTTCTCTCCGTTTGCCCCGTTCGCCGCCCCAGCTATCAGCCGGTCGACCTGCTCGACCTGGTCCGTATCGGGAAGGGTGGCGATGTTCCGAGCAAAGCCGTAGGATACGGCACCCGCTTCAACGGCCTGGGTGAGCTGTGGCGTCGCCTGCCGGCGAAACTGCATCGCCGATGAAACCCAACTCTGGGATTTCCCAATCTTCTCGGCGACATCCTTTTGTTTGTAGCCAAGGTTGAGCAAGATCTCAACACCTCGACATACCTCCAGGGGAGACAGCTCCGAGCGCTGGACGTTCTCCGTGATGTTCAAGACCTGCGCCTCAGCAACCGAGCCCTTGAACTTTTTGACCTCGACTGTCTGAAACGCATTCGGATCGACGTCACGGATGCGTCGAATCGCCTCATGGCGCCGGAACCCCACGACGAGATAGTAGTGGTCCGTGTGCTCCCCGTTCCTAACCTCGGACTGCAACACAGTCAAGGGCACCTGCAGCCCCACGGACCGTATCGATGCCATCAGGTCATCAATGTCCTTCAGCTCCTCACGGGGATTCTTAATACCCTCGTGAAATTCGATCTCATCAAAGCGAACCTGTGCAGTGCTCATCGAGTTATTCCTTGTATCCACGGTGCTCGCGCATGACGCGCTTGGTCAAGTCGCAGAACTCAAATACCGGACACTCAGAACACGTCATGAGGCCTCGCAGCTCTCGACACTTGGTGACCTGGGCCTGGCGCATCCGGCGCTCGTATGCCTCCGTGTCGGGCTGAAACCCCTCAATCTCGACAAGCTTGCGTAGCTGGCCGAGAACGCTTTTATCATCGTCAGACATAAGCCCTACCCCTGCCACCAGGGTACGACACGTCCACGATGAAAGCTAACGACACGGGAATACATTCGATCCAGCAGATATACCCACTGGCCGTGCCTATTGTCAAATTCTCCTGCGCCTCAGCCGTGGCTAGTAGCGCGCTTTGCCTCTGGTCAGATCACTCCACAGGCCCATCCGCAGTCCGGCCGCACACAGATATCGTAGATGACGTAGTCCGCATACGCCCACCGCAGGATGTCCTCGTGGCGCAAGGTTCGAGGCTGCACAGAGCGCCGCTCTAGGCGATGAAGCCCTAGCACGCAGAGCAGCCGACCCGACATGGACATCGCCTAGGCCCCTGAAGCACGCACAGACGGCAGCTCAGGCTCGTCTGAGCCTTCTTCATCCCCCTGGTCGCCAGTGACAAGCCCAGCGCGCAGCACTACCCGTGCGCCCTCTCGGAACTTGTCCTGCATGGCCGGAACGGCCGTTTCCCACTTCCTCCCCGGGAACTGCCACGCCAACCAGGCCCTTGCGGCTGCCTCTACCTGCTTCTCTTGGATTCGCAACGACATACAGCCCGGGTTTGCCGCAAATCCGGGCTATTGTCTAGTCCTCGTCTTCGTCGCTATCGCTCACCGGAGGGAACGCCCCCGCGGCCTGCTCCGCCTCTTCTTCCTCGTCCATCATCGACGTAATCAACTCGTCCCGCTCCTTAGCCGACATCGACCGCGGAAACAGCATCGAGTCCTCCAGCTTCACCTCGTTCTCGCGCACGATGTTGCCGATGCGGAACGTGTACGTCTTGACCGACGAGTAGGGGACCTCCTCCAAGTCTCCGTGCGTCATGCACAGAAACTGCTCTTTGCCGCTCGCATCCTCGTACGACAGCGTGCTGTGCTCGGGGCCCTTCTCCTCGATGCAAAGAATGCAGCCGACAGGCTCCTTGCTCCATGAGCGCCCCTTGAACACGTGCATGGCGCCGTTTTCGAGCCGCCACTTGTGCAAGGGAACGCCGTCAAGGTCGATGATTTTACGGGGACCGGACATGTTTGGTAGTGCCATGGACTTAGAATATATCAAGCCCAGCGATTGTCAATGATGGTTTTTTAGACGGACTTCTCTATCAAATAAATCCTCGTGCATCGCTGAAATCATTGAGGAATTAATTGTGTCTTTTATCTCGTCCAGAACCAATATTCCGTGCTCAGACACCATTCTGTGAACGAACTCCTCAATGACCTTCTGTCGCTGCGTGTCGTCCACTATCCTACTAGCTGGCTGTTGAGCGTATCTCGGAGCGTAGGGCTAACCTGGAAACGGACCACACGCCTAGCACCGATCAGAATCTCCTCTCCCGTCTGAGGGTTCCGGCCCTTGCGGGGGGACTTTTCCTGAATCGTGAACTTGCCGAAGCCGGAGATCTTAACCTCCTCGCCCTCCATGAACTTCTCAGAAAAGCAGGTGACGATGCTGTCGACGAGACCTGACGCCTGCCGATTGGAAAGATGCGGCAAAGACACCAGCAACTCGCCAGCGATCGTATTGCGATTGACGGATTCACCCCTGGCCATGACTAGTTCCCCTTCTCGTTCATCTCGGCCAACATCTTGCGCGCCAACTTGAAGAACGGCAGCCTCTTAGGAGGTACCGCAACGGGCTCGCCAGTTCGCGGGTTCCTGCCCATGTACCCATCGTAGTCTCGGATTGAAAACGACCCGAACCCTCGAATCTCAATCCGCTTCCCTAACACAAGACCGCTGGTCATGCTGTCAAAGAACGAGTTCACGGCGATCTCAGCCTCCCCTAGGGAGATCTTCTCTCTATCGGCAACCCATGTCACCATCTCAGACTTCGTCATCACGGCTTCCTTTGTCGAATCAAACGAGTGGGATCTGACCTGTCATCACGAACCCTACAATGCGTTCGGGTAGTTGATCAACAAGATCAAACGCCTCCTTTCGAAATCGCCCCGCAGAGACCAGCTTGAACGACAGATCTTCAATCGCCACAGACCCGCCTTTGTCTACAAGAACCTTGTCTACGTACACCGCAAACGCTGGCGAATACGCACCACCCGTCTGAAGGAACGACAGCGCCTGTGCCGACACGTGGTACGTCTTCCGAGCACCATCCTGGAACGATCGAATCAACCCAAGGTCCTCCAGCCTCGTCACGACAAGCGGACTCATCTCCAAGCACCGATCGAACTCACCAGGCGGCAGCCGGTCCTTTGGGTTGTCCTTGTTGACCAAAATGACCGACTTGGACACCTGCATAGCTTTTACGATCCGCAAAAGCTCACGCAGCAAGTCCTCGCCTAGGTCAACAACGACCTCCTTGGAGAGGCGCTTGCCACAGCAGGGACAGCTCTTGTGCGCCTTGCGAGTCTCGCGATCGAGCGTATAGACGCTCAAGAACGAACGGGCAGACAGCGCCTCGATCAAGGAGGCAGCCTTGTCCTCGTCGACTTCTAGGACGAATACCTTGCGCGCCACTCAGTTCTTCAGCCTGGGCTCGGCCGAGTCCATCCTAGCGCCATCGCCGGGCGAGAGCAGGGGCCCTTGCCGAACCTCGTGTGCTTCCAGGTTCTTCAAGATCTGGATGAGTTCATCACGGCTTGGCGTATTCGCAAGCTGCATCAGGACCAAAACGAGCAGCAGGAGCAGCGTGGCACTGCCTACGTAGGCAAACCATTCCGGCCCTCCCCCCGCGAGCCCTATCGTGGCAATGACAAGCCACCCGCCCACGGCTAGGCTGCGTAAACCATTGATCATATGTCTTCCCACCCAAAGACGCTACCCGCAAGCCCTTTGATTGTCTAGATGACGCTCCGCAAACACGAAGAGGAGCGACTGCGCAAAGCAGTGCCCCTCTTCGTGAAGTATGGACGTGAAAGGTCTAGCCGGCGAGGTTCCTCAGCGGAGCTGCACGGCTCTCGCTTGGGTCGGACATGTTCGCAATGAACTGCCCGATGTGCGCGCACCGGTAGCATTCGTACAGGTGCTCGCGCTCGTCGTGCGAGAACTTGCCGCTGTCGCCTGAGTAGATCAGCGCCTTGTAGCTCAAGCACACGGGTGTTGCGGGAACTTCGTCCAAAGCGACAAGTTCCCTAAGCGTTTCGGCGGTCTTCGGATCGCTTCTCGCCTGACGGTTGACCCAAAAGGCCTCGTCTTCCGTGCCGACGCTGAAAGCAACCTTCGCTAGAACAACCCTGGAACAACGCATAGTCTCCTGCCTCGGCTAAGTGGCACCGAGCTACCATTATGTATGATCGAATTGACAATGCAAGCCTTATCACGGCTGTAGCAACTTGTCACCTTGGCCAGGCCTTGTCGACATAGGGCGAAACGTTGCGCCGAGTCAAGAATCGCGAAGGCTGTCGGATCGTATTGAGACTTCAGGGGAGGCCTTCGGGGCTCCACTTTTTTTTCGAATTCCCGGTTGCCATCGCGAAGCGCCCGTGCTTAGAATGGTGGTCTGCGGGATAGAGCAGTCCGGTAACTCGTTGGCCTCATAAGCCAAAGGTCGCAGGTTCGAATCCTGTTCCCGCTACTACGAAGAGAACGACACCAAAGAATCCACAATGATTTCGCGCACGAACACGTTGAAGGCCGCCAAACCCGCAGGGACGCCCTGCTGGTTCGCCGGCTCTTTTGCGTCCAGCGTGCGCCATATTTCGGGTCTGGAATCCCTGTCGTATCAGCCGCTTACCGTCCAGACCCTCATCAATGATACAGGTGGCTTCCTGATGTAGGGTCTTCAACCAAGACCTCATACGGAAGCCACCCGGTCGAAAGACCCGGTGGCTTCTTTGTTTCTGGGGGTAATCCAGGGAGAAGCCGCGCCTGTAAAGCGTCTGCTGGAAGGTTCAAGTCCTTCTACCCCCACCATGGAGAATGCTGTGCTCGACGAACGAAAACGCAAGCTACGGGAACGGTTCGTGGATCGGTTCCTTGAGTTCGCACGCAAGGTCGGCCCTGCGCCGGTGTCCATGCTCGCGACTCGATACGCCTCCGTAGCTCAGTCGGCAGATGATAGTCTGCTGCGCGATGGCCAGCGATCGAGAGTACATGAGAAAATACATGCTCAGCCGTTACCGGAGGCAACGCCAGGCGGCAATTGACTCGCTCGGAGGACGCTGTGCAGCATGCGGGTCTACAGGAGATCTTCACCTTGACCATATAGACAGGAGCACGAAATCTTTTGATATAAGCAAGAAATGGTCAGTGAAGTTAGCGGTCTTCTGGGAAGAAGTGGCAAAATGTCAAGTGCTATGCATGGAATGTCACCAGAAAAAGACACTTATTGATCTCGGCCAGCAGCAAGCCAAAGGTAAGCACGGCACGCTTTCCTCCTACCGCTACTGCCGGTGTGACCTGTGTAAGCGAGCAAAAAGCGAACACAGCAAGGAATATCGACGACGCAAGGGTCGGTAGCAAATGCTGGCTTTGCAATGGTCTTTTAAGCCATTTAAACACAGGTTCGATTCCTGTTCGACCCACGACGGCACCCAGTTAGACGAAGCACTTGTCCGGCAAGCGGTCCCAGATGTACTCACGAAAGAATTCAACGAACTTGAGCAGATCTTCCTCGCGCTTACCCGTCGCTCGGTCGACCGCAAGCTCGATAGGCTGCCCCCTGAGAAACGAGGTTCCATAGAGACGGTCGAATTCCCTAAGCAGCTCTTTGTTCTCAAACGCGGCCTGGCAGGCCTCGGCGAAGTCCATGCGTCCATTGTATCATGGGCCCCATGGCACATGACCGCATCGCGTACTGGAACAAGACAAGCCCCACCCCCAAGATGCTCGTCAACCAAATCGAGCAATACGGACGCGGCCTCTTCGCGTCCGTCGAGGATGAAGGAGATCGGATCTTTGTTGTATTGCCCGGCCTAACCTCCACCCCTGAGGAGAGAAAGGTCGAGGAGCCCCGCGAGCGTTGGATTGAGGTCTGGAAGAGCCCAACGTCTTTCGATGTGATCACTCGCATGATGGACGACATCACCAACGACATCGCGGACGGCCTGTACGAACTACTCGTGCGAACGCACCAGGCCATCCGAGAAGAAGACCACGATCCGGGTTCGTCTAACGGCAGGACCGCAGTCTCTGAATCTGCTAATCAAAGTTCGAATCTTTGACCCGGAACTAATCGCTACGCCTGCTCAAGGGCTTGAATACTTGAGACGAATCCCTGACCCGGAACCAGACCTAGCACGTCGCCCGCATTTGGCGGGCGAGATCCTGATAACTGAATAGTTTCACGAAGCGGGGGCGCTAGCCACGCCCCCAGATATGCCACCCAAGCTAACCTGGTGGAAGCGCCTGCCTGAAAAGCAGGAGGGCCCGGTTCGATACCGGGGGGTGGCACCTATACATGCGATCGTGGCGGAACGGTAGACGCGCTGCGCTCAGAACGCAGTGGGCGCAAGCCCGTGGGAGTTCGACTCTCCCCGATCGCACGAAGGCCCCCGTAACTCAATTGGCAGAGTACCTGATTCTTAATCAGTTAGTTGCTGGTTCGACTCCAGCTGGGGGCACCATGGCACTGTGATACACTGAGGGAGCAACAGAAAGGGGGCTCTCCATGGGGATACGCGGCATCCATTAGCCGTTGCTACATTCGGCGAACGGCGCCGAATCGTAGAGGTCGTCGGCCCAGCCGACAGAAACG